ACATCTTCCACATTCCAAGTCCAAACATCTAGCGCACTATTATAAGTTCTTCCTCTTACATCACTTGAAAATTGATTCCAATTAGAAAAATATCCAGTTACAGTTGAATTTTGAGTTGAAACACTAGGATTAGTATATGCTTTAGATTGGTCTAAGACATCTCCAGTTGAGGTAGCATTTGTATAAATTGTTTGTGTCATGTTTAAATTAAAACCTTCTGTGGTGGGTTCTGAACCACCTTTGGCGCTATATCTATATTGAACCTTAAATTGTATCACCTCTTGTTTTTGTTGCTGTCCTGATGTTGTAACAACAATTGGTGCTGGAAAACTCCAAAATCCACGAATTCTGAATTTTGGTGTTTCAGTTGAAGATGATCCAGTATTTTCTGCGCTAATTTTATTTACAATAGACGTATATAATTTCGTTTGTGAATTTTGCTGATCAATTAAAGAATTTAATTGATTTTGTGCAGCTTGTTTATCAGAAACCGATTTATATTGTTTAGTGCTAACTTCCTTAGTTTTTTGCGTAATAGCGTCATTCAATTGACTTAATTGTGAATTAACAGATGTTTTTTGTGATTGTAATGCTTTTAACTTCGCTGAATTTGCAGTATTTGTCAAATGTGTATTAATTTGTACAACTTTAAAATTAGTACTATCTAAAGTAGGAACATTTGGTGTAGAACCGAATTTACTAGGAATATTTTTAACAATCATATCCTTTAATACTGATCCATAATCATATACAGTTTCACTATAATATTTATTCATTGAAACTGTATTATTAGTATCTAATACTAAATCATTACTATAAAAACAAGTACCATATGACCAAGTTGATGCTACTATACCAGAATCTGTATTAATTGGCTTAACAAAAACTACATTATATTCATCATAACCAATTGTCACTTTAATTGATTTATTAGATAATGTTGGACTATAAAATTTTAACGCTTTTGAAATAATTGGCACAGGCTCTAAACCTTCAGTTCTTTCTAAAATAACTCTAAAATTAGATTTAGCTGTACTAATCTCTTTAATTTTCCATTTTGTTGATGAATTTTTTTTATTAATAATTAATTCATCACCAATTGCTAAAGTATTTGTATTACCAGAATAATCGTAATATGTAATTGAACCTAACGCATACCATAATTTTTTATTAATAGTGTCATTATCAACGCCAACAACATCAAAAGTACCATAATATTGTAATTTCTCATAATCTAAATCAAATTGCTGTTCATCATAAGGCTGATTAGAAAACATCACACCATAATTTTTTGGATTACCATACCAAGTTGTTAAATCATCAATACTTATATTATTTTTATTTAAAAATCTATTTTCAAAATCTTTTTTAGATGTTAAACCATCTGTAGTATAATTTCCAGATGTATCTTTTTGAAATTTAATAATATATCTGCGAGATAATACTTTATTAACTTTTATATCTATTTGATCGGTTAAATCAAGTTCAACCGCTAGCATAGGATTAGACAACGATTCAAAAAATGAATTATTAATTGATGTAAATTTTGATACTGTATTTAAATTATCAATTGGATCTGGCTCACGGTTTAAGTCATCAACATAAACCCTTCTCATAGTTGTACCATCTGATACATATGCAGTTGAGTCTGCTAAACCAGCTAGTTTTCTAATATTTCTATTAGCGATATCTAATTCATTTTTTAATTGACCAACTGTTGGAAATTGATATGTTGATGATGTTCCATCACTATTCATTAAATTAACACTAACAACCGAATTTCTATTAGTTACAACATCATTTAATTTGGTTATAACTTCAATTGAATTCTTATTTAATAATGCTAATTGTTCTGCAAAAGATACAAAGGTGTTTTTCTGATTTATCATTTTGAACGATTTAATTTTTTATTATATATAAAAAAATTAACTCTACAAAATATTTTTTACTATTAAATGAAACACCTTTGTAAATTAATAATAGTTATTATCTTCTATTACTTTACTTTTTTTCTTTAATGCCACAATTCCTTGACCATCTGTTAATTGCTCAATAACATTATAATATTTTAAAGTCATTTGATAATCTTCTCTATTAAAATCATGTATCATTACAATAACATTTTCATCTATCATATCATATATTGCTTTAGCACAATATTTTCTTGCTCTTCCATCTATTAACACTTTAGTAAATTTCAAATTATTATTTTTTGGAAATTCAATATAATTCTTAAATTGTTCATATCTACATGGAATTGGATCTGGTGTATGTGCTGCAATATAATTCAATTCAATATTTTCTATATTGTAATTATCAACAGCAATTTGAATATTATTAATCCAATCTTTATCATGCTCAATAGATATTACTTTTTTTACTAATCCAGAAAAATATAAGGTAGAATTACCTGAACCCCATTCTAAAAAAATATCATCTTTATTCAAATATTTTTCAATAAACTCATATTCATATTTGTGCATTAGTGGTGTAAAAAAACTTAATTTATTCATATTTTATTTTTATTTTTATAAATTTAAACCAATAAATTTATTTTATCTATCAAATCCTGAGACATCCAATTCTTATATTCTCCAACCACGCCTTTACCAGGATTAAAATTTGGTAAATTTTTATCATTAACATTAGGTATTACATCCCCAATTTTTTTACCAATATAATTTTCAATTATCAATTTTTGATTATTAAAATCTAATAATATATCTTCATAATTCAACACAAGCATATTATCCTTATATTTCATCCATCCATCAATATGTAATTTCCACCTATTTACATAATTTTCAGGCTCAATTATAACATGAGGATCTGGTGAATATGGCAGCAAAAAATCTCTACCAATATCATCAGGTTTACTAAAAATCCAATCTTCAAATTTTGGAAATCTATCTAAATCTTTAGGAAATGGTATAAACTTATAATAACTAACCAAAACATCTTTAACATCTCTTTTTAAATAAATAACTTTATACTTCTCAAATAAAAAATCTAAATAAGACAAAACAAATTCAACTTGATGATGTGATTTACAAACTATATTTTCAATATACGAATTAACAACAATATCTTTATATGTATAATGTTTATAGTTTTCTAAAGTATATGGTATAGACTGTGGAATAAAACCAATAGTATGAAATTCTCCATTCTTATCATAATTTATTAAATTTATTAGCAAGTGAGTACCTGACCGTTCGTGAGTTATTACTATTATTGGCTTCATTTATATTTTAAAATTATTTCCTTACATTTTTTAATAAATTGATATGCATTTATTTTATCTTGAGTTGCAATATCAAAAAATCGTATTTCAAATTGATGATATAGCCAATCATCATATGTTGTACCATTACCATACCGTTTATTTAAACATTTCCATTTTTTATTTAATGACGAAGTTATTTCAAATAATTTTACATTCACGCCATATTTTGGAGCAACCCAACTAAATTCACCACCACAATCATATTCGTCTCTCAATTTGAAAGATGGACTATTCAATTTTTCATAAACTTTTTTTGTTATTCCAAAACAAGCTGGAGCAGCATAAACAAAATTAGGAGTTCTAGTTTGATTTACCTGTTCAACACCTATAATAGAATTATCATCTGAAATTTGATCAACTATATATTCATATAATTTAGGTTTTAATGGAATGCAATCAATATCAAAAAATATTAAGATATCAAAATCTAAACTTTTTATTTTTTGATCCATCCAATCATGATGAAATGATAAATCTGTAAATTCTTGGTTCAATTCCATATTAAATGTATCAAAAACTTGCTTTTGACATTCAACAACTCTTTCAGGAATATTATTCATATAACAAGAAAAAACCTGTACATTTCTACCATTAATTTCCATAAACTATCAAATAATCAACGCCTTTTTTAGTGATAAATATTTTTTCTCCATCATCAAAAATTTCCATTTTATCTGGAATAATATTCCATTCTTTTAATTTTTTAACTAAAAATAATTCATTTTTTCTTCTATCAGAATTTGTCCATTGACGATTTCCTGATTTATGATCAAAATAAAGATGATAAATTTTAACTTGTGGTATAACAATTAAATCATAACCTTTTCTAAATATATTATAAGTAAATACTGTTTCTTCTCTATGAGATGATGGCGACATTTCTAAAGGATAATCATCAGCAACAATTCTATTAAAAAAATAATTAGAATATAAATGCTCTACTTTTTTTATATCTTTTGATTGTTCGTGAACCATTTGAATATTAAATTCTGAATAAATGTTTTCTATTTTAGAATAATATCCATTTTCTTCCTTCGGCCTTTTATCAGGATTATCTTTATAAAATGAATATAAATATTTATCTATAATAATACCTGACATTGCACCAATATTAGGCTTAATATTTTTAACTAATATTTCTAATGTATTACTAGATAAAATATTATCATCATCTGTTTTAAAAACCCAACCATCTTCTATATTTTCTAGTCCTATCTGAAGAGCTGGTACAGCTCCTTTACATTGACCATAAAAATAATCAAATTCAATATTTTTTTCTTTGAATAAAACTAAAATATTTTTTAATATTTGAAAATCATAAAATTTTTTTTGTTTACTATCATCAATCAAAACTACTCTATATGGAGAGTAGGTTTGACTGAAAATTGACATTAAACAAAGTGGTAAAGTTGTTTCGTATCTATCACAAGTTGTCAACAGAATAGTAACTTTATTCTTCTTCATATATTCTAAGAACTTCTTTTACAACATCTTCTGGTTCAGGTAAATAATCATATAATGTTTTACCTTCTGGAATTTTATCAATAGTATCTGTATAAAATTCTGTATGTCTTATTTCAAGATCATCTAGTAGTAAAGATTTTTGCATTGCTCTTGTTTTATAAGATTGTGTGCCATTTCTAAATGGTAGTATATGCTCAGCATGTTTACAAGTTGGCATAACGACAATCCAATTATCAAATGCGCCAGCAATATGTAAAGGTGATGAATCGTTAGTTACAAGCACCTTTGATAATGATATAAGAGCAATAAGTTCACCTAATGTTGTTATATCTCTGAAATCATAACCACCTGGGGGGCAAGTAACTGGAAGATAACCTTGTTTTTCATCAATTGTTTTACCAATAAGAACTACTGACAATTTTTCAGATAAGCCGTCAATCACTTTTTGCCACCACTCAATTGGAAATGTTTTACTTGGCCACCATTTTCCTGGATGAACAAGTACCATTTTTTTATCATGTGGCTTATCTTTCATCATATCAATAACTGATGCAACATCTTCAACATCAAGTTTAAGTTTAATAGTTTTGTCTTCGTTTGGAATAGTTCTTTTTATCATTGACATTGTTGCAAAATCTGTTGGATGAAAAAGAACGTGTGATAATTTATGTTCAGTTTGCTCATCATCTGGGCAAGTATGCATTGTGATTACAGCATCTTGCATACCTTTCCATTGATCATAATCGAAAACTGGCATATCAAGATGTTCAAACAATCTTGGAAAATGAGTAACAACAAATATGTTAGCATCTGGATATAATTTTTCAGTATATCTAATTGCTGGTTCAGCACAAAGTTGGTCTCCCATACCTGCAGTTACAGATATTAATATATTTCTTTGATAATTATATTCTGGTGAGTCTATTTTCCATTGTTCAATATCTTTTTTTAGAACATCTAAAAGAATTTCTTTTGGTGCACCAGCATAATGAACAATATATGAATCAAGTCTTGAAATTCCCATAAATTTATCTAACATATCCATCCTATTAAATTTATATTCAAGATCAAACATGTCAATTTTATCGTTAATAATTCTAAGATTAATAAATGGCTGGTCTGTTTCAACAAAATCAAAACCTCTTGGCAACTTAAAAATCTGTTTATGCATTCTAGATATTACCATAACACCAGAATTATAAAATGTACCATTCCATTTTTTTACTTTTATTGGTTCTTTATAATATTCTGATGCTTGTTCTATATATTCAAATCTTGGTGAAAAACGACCCTCATTAAACATCCCTAACTTATTTTCAGGAACAATATCAAAAATATTTGGGGTGTCTTCTCTAATAATAAGATCAATATCTAAGTATAATATTCTTTTATATTTATTTAAAAGCTCGTGAATATGAAACTTATTCCATTTTTGAGTGATATAATTTGTATCATGTTCTGTGATATTTAAAAAATCAGCATTTATTTTTTTTGCATATTTTTTAATTGATGGTAACGTGGTAATGCTTAAATTTTCATAAAAGGCGCCAATTGAGATAGTTAAAACTAAATTGTCTTTTTGTAACATAATTAATATATTATTTTTATTTATTGTATAATAAAAAAAAATAATTGTTTAAAATTTTAAAATTTTAAACATAATAATTGTTGACATCAAAAGAAACTTTAAATAAAAGAAACTTTAAGAGGAGTATAAGTAGTAATATTGTTTCCTAGTTCACCGTGATAATTATAACCCCAACCCCAAACTTGACCATGATTATCTATTACTATATCATGATTCCATCCTTGTGAAATTTTACAAAATGTTTTTTTAGCACCATGTATTGATACTGGTGTACATTGATTTATTATTGAATTATTTCCAAGTTGACCATAATTATTATAACCCCAACCCCATATTTGACCATGATTATCTATTCCTATCGTAGATTCACCAAAACTACCAATTCTACAAAATGTTTTTTTAGCACCTTGTATTGATACTGGTGTACATTGATCTATTGTTGAATTATTTCCTAATTGACCGTATATGCCACGTCCCCAGCTCCAGACTTGACCATAATTATCTATTCCAATAGTAGATAAAGCTTTAGGACGAATTTCACAAAAGGTCTTTTTTGTACCTTGTATTGATACTGGTGTACATTGATCTATTGTTGAATTATTTCCTAATTGACCATAATTATTATAACCCCAACCCCAAACTTGACCTATATTATCTATACCAAGCATAAAATTTAATCCGGCACAAATTTTACAAAATGTTTTTTTAACACCGTGTATTGATACTGGTGTATGTTGTTCTGTGCTTGTATTATCTCCTAATTGACCCTTTCTATTATAACCCCAACACCACACCTGTTCATTTTTATCTATTCCTATTGAAAAATTTTGTCCGAAACTAATTTTACAAAATGTCTTTTTTATGCCGTGTATTGATACGGGTGTACAATGAATCCCCACTGAATTATCGCCTAATTGACCATAACTATTATAACCCCAACCCCATACTTGGCCATGATTATCTATTCCTATTGACCCGGCGACAATTTCACAAAATGTCTTTTTAGCACCTAATATTGATACTGGTGAATATTTAACTATTGTTGAATTATTTCCTAATTGACCAAAACTATTATAGCCCCAACCCCATACTTGACCATTTTTATCTACTCCTATTGAAAATTTATCTCCACCACTAATTTCACAAAATGTCTTTTTAACCCCGGATATTGATACTGGCGTACACTTATTTAGCATAATACCTAATTGACCGGCATCATTAGCACCCCAACTCCAAACTTGACCAATATTATCTACTCCTAGTGAAAATCTATCTCCACCACTAATTTCACAAAATGTTTTTTTTGTACCATGTATTGACACTGGTGTAAATTCTATTATTTGTGAATTATTTCCTAATTGACCATTGAAATTATAACCCCAACCCCAAACTTGACCTCCATTATCTATACCCATTGTAAAGTTATATCCAGATGATATATTACAAAAAGTTTTTTTTGTACCTTGTATTGATACTGGTGTACATTTATTTATTATTGAATTAACACCCAATTGACCATTATTATTATAACCCCAACCCCAAACTTGACCTCTATTGTCTATACCCATTGTAAAATACGTGTTAGTAGAAATTGTACAAAATGTTTTTTTTGTACCTTGTATTGACACAGGTGTACATTGTTGTGTTTGTGTATTATCTCCTAGTTCAC